TCAGGAAAATTTCTGGTTAACCCCTCCGTTTAAAATCCACTTCTCCACCTCAGACCGAAGGTACTGTTTGGGGTGGGTCCGAATAGGCTTAGGGAAGTTGTGGTGCTCGGTGTATTTCCAGATTGTCATTCTGGAGGATACTTTGAGCATCTTCATCGCCTCTTTTTCATCAATCATTTCAATATCAGCCATAATCACCTCACACCGCGCCAATCGCTTTCTGTACCACTCGGTAACCCCGCCTCCTGGGCTTCTTCTTCGGTTCGATCTTCACTCCGGCCACCTTCGGCGCTGGTGGCATCGGTACGCTGACGCCGTTCCGCATATCTCGCCTTGCGTTCATCAACCAGACCAGGCGGTTAGTATGGTCGCAGCCATCATCAATATGGACGCTGGCCTTGACCTGTTCGTCGTTGATATCAACCAGGCGGTCTTTCGATACACGTTTCATCGTTGGCATTGGTTGGCCTCCGATTTGCTCAACTCATTCTGCAGGCGTTCTTCGGCTAATGCCCGGGCGACTGCAATTGAGGATTTCAGATCAGCGCTTGGTACCTGCTGGCGCAGCAGCTTCAACAGCTCTTCGTTTTCATACTGCATCCGGAGCTTGTTTGTTTCTCTTTCATCCCTGCGCAGCACAGCCAGTTTTTCAGTGATACGGCGGCGCGTTTTGCTCCACGATTTGTGTGCGTCAGTTGCCCTGCGGAACCAGTCGGCATCCTCAGAGCCACGGACATCCAGTTTCGACTTAATGGTATCAATGGTCTTATTGGCGATAGCCAGTGCTTCGAGGCATTCAGGAATTCCGGCCAGTGCCTCAAGAACAATTCGGTTGTTTTCTCGTTTGATGCTCATGGCTTTTCCTCCTGCATGCCGCCACGCGAAGGAATGGTCATATGACCACACCCGTACTTTTCCGGTTCTCCTGCAGCTGAATCAGAATAGCCAGCCGCGATAATTGCTTTAGCTGCGCTGGCTGGACTAGCATTTTCGCGTGACATTTCCTGCTCGATAACTTCGTTCAGTTCAGATTGAAGGATGCCCTCATAGTCTTTCGGCCACACGCTCCAGGGCAGATCTGCGCCCTCAAAACCCGACAGAATATCCAGTGTCAGCGCAACTGCTTTGTCAGCGCTCTGGGCTGGTTTACGGTACCCGGCAGCCCATACGGCATCGGTTACATCACTCGGATCAGTGCCAGCGGCTTTGATAACCTGCGCCAGCGCGAAAATGTTGGATTCTGTCATTTCAGATATCCTCTTCGTTGATTGCTACCTGCTTCCCGCAGCGGGGGCAGAATTTGACATCGTTTTCAGCAGGTACGCCGTCGATAAATTGCCAGAACGCACCACACGACCCAGACCAGGCGAACTCAGGGTGATCTTGATAAGACCAAAGACATGAACCTATGCTTGGGCTATCCGTTAAAACCAATCCCCGATTAGTTCCGCGTTTCATTTCCAGGTAACCTTTTCTTTGCAAAGCCTTCAGGTGAAGGTGTGCACTGTTTGGCGATTTCCACCCCATACCCGAAGCGATTTCCTGTATGCTGGGTGACATTCCGTTTTCACGGATGTAAGCGCGAATAAAATTCAGCGTTGATTGCTGAGTCTCTGTCAAACATGTCATCGTCCTGCCTCCCGTACTGCTACCCTGTAGGCTCGCAACGCATGCCTTGATTTACCGGAAATAACGGTTTTCATGATGAAGAAACCACGATGTTCGCTGACGACTTCCGGCACCAGGAAGAGGGTGGTATCAGCCACCCGGTTATGCTTACGAAACTCAAATACGGTGCTGGTAATCGTGACGTTCGCCACTGCGCCGAAGTCCTGATAATCGATTTTCATGGCGTTTCCTTCCCTTCGACCTTTCTGACGTATTCATCCCACCCACCGTAACTGCTAACCATTTCTCCGAGCCTGGAGAAGCAGGCATTGAGCCACCGGATCCCGCGAGGGGTAAGAGCCGGAACAGTACCCCAGTCGATAAAATCAGTGTTCTTGCGGCTCCTGTACGTGATGAGGTCCAGGATATCGATGTAATGCGCCAGACGGCGTTCGATGCCCCACCCCTTATCCATGAGATAGGAGTCAATAAATCCCTGCACAGCTGGCTGATTAAGTGAGATATCACCGTTCACATGACGATAAACCGGGCGGCGATGCAGGCTTACCAGATAGAACAGGTACGCATCACATACCCACGTAAGCGCCTGCTGGTGGGACTCGAACAGAGTTTTGCCGGGCTCGGTGTAAATGCTGTGCATTATTTGGTTTCCTGCTGGTTGTCGGATTTCAGGCTAAGCTCAAACCCGCCAGACTCAGCGTTGAGTGAATCCGCTTCACCATAGGTCGCGATGCGGATAGATTTGAAGGTTGGGTGAGTAATTCCATCCGGGCGCTGGCAGATACTCACGGCAGCGCTGACCGCCGCGGCAGTTTCGCTGCTGCCCTGAGTGAAAATTGAGTACTCGCTTCGCTCGCTGTTCTTTGTCACCATGAAGGTGACGAAGTACCAGACAGATATTGGTTCGTTTTTCATCGCCAACCCTCAGTGCACGGATGGTTTTACGGGCAGCTTCTCTCCGGAACGCATCCGGGCAGCCAGGTCGGTAAAAATGTCATCAAGAAACTCGGTGAACCAGTTTTCTCCGATTTCTTCCAGGCGCTGATCGTTGGCCTTGTAGAATTGGTAAACCGCGATATAACGATCCTGCTTGGTTTCGAGGAGAGCACCTTCGACGTGCTCAATGAGCAGGCTTTCAATCAGTTCGCGCCCTAAGCCGAACACGAACTCACCGCTTTTCAGATGATATTCGCCGTCACACATACCCCAGCGTTTCTCGCACTCGATGAGATAGCGTAAGGCGACTGTGCTACGCATTGAACGACAGACGGTTTCTGCCCATTCGTGAATCTCTGCGTCAGTGAGAGCCTCCTTGCCATACCGGTTTTCATCGAGCATCCATTCAGGAAACTTTTCCCCGGTCCGTGCCTGCATATCCTTCAGTCTGGCGACGAGCTGTTTCACATTTTCTTTTTCAGCATTCATCATTTTCTGTCCTTCTTGCCGTTGTATTGTTCGTGGCTCATTACTTGCCAGTTCTTGCCGCCATCCCGTGACAGCAGACGCCAGCGCGGATTTACTACCAGGCTGAGATGCCCAGTGCGATACATTCGGCGGGCGTGGATGCGTTGCGCCCGGTAGCGGGCCAGAACAAGCACAGCCCGCATGTGAACCCACTCAGGAACACGAATTGCTGTAAGCGCCATCAACTGCCCTCGCTTACTTTGTAGCCAGCATCACGAGCCAGCTCTAAGAAGCTGTCCAGGCTGGCTACATGTTCACGGTCAAGCAGCCGGCGGTGGCAAATAGCGCGTCCCTTTTCGAAGTGGATAACTACACGCCCGGTAAAGTCGGGTAAGACGTGTAATTCAATATTCAGAACCGGAGCCGGGATATGTACGCCTCGGTGGTTGATAGTTCTTTGCTCAGTTGGCATGCTTTCCCCCTTCATGTTCGAAAGCCCGTTCAGCTAAATTCGCTATAACCGCGTTCATAAATTCCATGCCCAGCGGAGAAAGCTTGTTTAATTTGTTGCCCATGCAGGCGCTGTAATGCTCTGATATGTGCCGCTCAGCATCAGCGCGTTTGTTTACGTCAAACACCATCGCTTCGAAAATCTTGATTAATGCCTTTGTTAATATTTCTTCGGTTAATTCAACGGTTGTTGATTTCCCGTTGGGAAGCTTAACGATATCGAAATAACTTCCAGTTTTGCGCTGCATGGAATTCAGCTTCGCAATAACAATCCGTCGGCGACGTGTTTCAATTATCGAGGTCACTTTGTTTTTTCTCCTCTGCCTGAATCCATTTGTTAACATCTGCTGCAAGGTTCCAGGCTATTTCCGCAAGATTTATCAACTGCTCCTTTTCCATACCTTCGCCATTTTCACTAATGGTCTTTAACTGGTAGAAAAGTTGCTCTGATGTAATGCTTATTACGTCAACACCCCAGCCCACAGGACTCATGGTTTTTTGCTTTGATTTATTCATAGCTATCTCCCATATGCTTTACGCAAGAAGAGGTCTGCAATATGGCGATACTCTTCACCGTAATTAACAAAAATAACGAGCGCTGTTCGGTATGCTGCTTTGTCTTTTATGAAGGTCATAAGAACTCACTCCGAGTATTCACTGTAAATGCTGTCTATTTTCTCAAATGCAGAGCCCATAACAGCGAGCGCACAGCCAATCATCATTGTTCTTTCTTCATCCGGGATAGTGCAGCAATTAACATGCGCCACACCAACAGTGCCCCACGCATCACGCATACCTTCAAGAGCGTCAGCAATATCACCAAGCGCCTTGCGGTAATCAGTTTCATTATTCATATCCATTCCTCAGGATGTGTTTAGCCCCAGCGGTTAGGCTGTAATTTAAAGTTGGTTAATTTAATTAGAGGTTGTCAATTGCTTCTAATGCTTGATATGCGCTGTTTAATGCGCAACTCACGGCCATTTCTTTTGCTGGTATGTCAAGCTCCACAGTGTGCGTGATCTCAATAACTGCGATTGCATCGCGGAGGTTGTTTATATAAAGGCTGAGTAGTTCAAGGCTTGTATCTTTCGTGAGTTTCATAGTTTATTCTCCGGCCAGTCAGAACCAAATGTATCGTTAATGGTTTTAATATCTCTGACGAGTTGGTTAATACAAACCCTGATAAGTGATGCCGCCTGATAACTAGTCTCCTCATCATCTCTGGCGTAAGCCAGAGTTTGAATTACGTAATCAAGGTTAAAGGTCAGGTCACGCATGTTCATATTTTCTTTTGTAGGTAATTTCATGCGACACCGCCTTGAACGCGAGCCTCTTTGGCATATTGATGGGCCAGATCAATAAGTTCACTGGCAATTCCTTGCACTGCTTTATTGGTAGAGCACAAACAGACCTCAGATGCTGCTAACAAGTCAGCGATATTACTAATCGCGTCAATTGGCCTCATGGAAAGGCCGTCTAATAATTCTGATTCAATACTCATTTCATTTGCCTCGCTGTTTGCTGATGAAATGATAATAGAACATGCTATTGGGTGGATCAATAGAAAATTCTATTTATTTTGCTATTGAGTTTTATGTAATTGATTGTGCTATAAAAAAAGCCGCAAATGCGGCTTGGGTGTTCGAGATGGCTGTTAAATCAAAACGGAATACCAGAAAACTCTACCTATAATTTCTATGCTGTTGAGCGGTTTTTCTTCTGGTGGATGCTCTGCTGAGTTGTAGCTCCTTACGCTTACAGTTTCAGGCCCGGTGCGGTATAGCATTTTTATACGTTTCCAGCCATCTTCACTGATTGCATACACCTTGCCGTCTACGATTTTCTTATCTTCAGTGTTAATAGCGACAGTCGTACCATCAGGTATCACTGGTTCCATGCTATCCCCTCTGGCCGGGAAGCACATAATCCCGTGACCGTCGGAGCTTGCCCCAATTCGCCGTAGGGTGGCTTTTGAGAATCTGAGTTTATATCCGTTATAATCTTCATCTCCAATGCGCCCGTCACCACAAGCAAACTCAATATCCTTTAGAAAAGGCACTTCCACCTCATCGTCATCGAGTGGGGTATCACGATCCCACGTTTTTACCCCAATGTGGTCTTGTGCTTTTGGCGGTTGATGGGCTAATGCTGCCCTCATTGGTCCGCTGCCATCAGCCAGCCACTCAGTCCTGACGCCTAGTGCATTAGCAATATCGACTATCTTTGTTGTGCCCTTGGCGTTCCCAGATGCAATCCTCCATATGGTTGGCTGGGCCATGTTTGCAACTTTGGCAAGCTGCCCCTGGCTCATTCCCATCTCGTGCATTGCGTAGTTAAGCCTGTCCGCGAGTGTTTTAAGTGTACTTTCTTGCATTTTATATAGCCTCCGCTATCACATTTTAGCCCCGCATAATAAACAAGTCTATTGCTCATTCCAATAGCAATTGCTATCATTAATCAATAGCAATTAACTTGGGTTGGTAATGTTATGAAAACGGCAATTGAAAGAGCTATTGATGCAGCTGGAGGGGTAAACGCTTTGGCTCGTGCAGTGGGCGTTAAGCAGCCGTCGGTGTCTTACTGGAGAAGGGTGGGAGTTGTCGGGGTGGATTACGTGCCCGATGTCGCAAGGCTGACCGGAGTACCGGCCCATGAGTTGCGACCGGATAAGCCAAAACTATTCCCGCGCCCTGATGACACCTCTGATGCTGAAGGAGGCAGCCAATGAAACCCCAACTCAAAACCATCAGCGCTGACCGCCTGCCAGAAATCCAGTGGGAAGGTGTGCGCGTTGTTACCACTGAAACGCTGGCTGCAGGATATGGCACTGATGCAGAAAATATCCGTCGCAACCTGAATCGTAATCGCAGCCGCTTCATTGAAGGTGAGCATATCTTCACTATCGAAGGTGACGACCTGAAAGCTTTGCGCGGGACTTTGAGTCCTGCACAAATTTCGAACAAGGCTCGAACTCTTACCCTTTGGGCCGTTCGCGGTGCTGCCCGCATGTCAAAAATCGTAGATACCGATGAGGCTTGGTCATTCTTCGAGAAGATGGAGTGCGCTTACTTCCGCAAGCCAGATCCTGCTCTTCCGGTTAGCACAATGCCCGACTTCAATAATCCGGCTGCTGCTGCCCGCGCATGGGCTGATGAGTATGAGGCCAAAAATAAAGCGGTAGTTTACGTCCATCGGCAGGCGCAATACATCAGCCACCTCGAAAACCTGTTTCAGGATGGTATGACACCCTTCCAGTTTTGCAAACTGCTGAACGGCGTGAATGTCAGCCAGATAAACGCTTTTCTCGCCGATCACAACTGGCTGTTCGACGAACGCCCGGACTCTCGTAAAGCCGCCTGGCGGGTTAAGCACTACGCCCGTGATTTGTACCTGACAGAGAAACGCCAGCGCATAGATCCCGACGAAGCAGAGAGCTTTGATGCGTACAAACCCATCCTGAAACGCAAGGGAGCCACCTGGCTTTACCGGCACTACCTCAAGGGCAACCTGCCGATGAAAAAAGACTGGGATGGCAAATTTACCCACGACACCGACCTGCAGGAGGGACTCAATGCAGCCTGAAGAGTTCATCTTAAAAAACATCATCACTGTATTGGTGAGCGAGGGCGTACCGCCTGAAGTCGCCAGGGGGGGGGGCTGATGCCGGACTTGATTACTACCGCCGATGCTCTCAGGCGAGCCGCAAAGGGCGCATGTTTGACGATGTGCTCTATGAGGCCCGGCAGTGGGTACGATTTCATGCCAGTAAGCCACGGCGCAAGCGCCCGGAACGTAAAGGTAGCCTGCTATGAGTCTTAAATTGATGGATAAGGCCTTCGACATTCGCGTTGGTAATCCGCTGCGTAAACTCATCCTGATTAAGCTGGCCGATAACGCCAGCGACCAGGGAGAGTGCTGGCCGTCATACCAGCACATCGCTAACCAGTGCGAAATAAGCAAGCGATCAGTGATGTCCCATATTGATGCGTTATGCGAAATGGGGCTTATCAGAAAAGAGTACCGCAGCGGCCCAAAAGGTAACTCCAGTAACCTCTATCTTCTGACTCTGGATGGTGCAGGAGATTCACCAGGGGGTAGTGCAGGATATTCACTACCTGGTGCAGCACGTTCACCAGGTAGTGCAGGAGATTCACCAGGGGGTAGTGCAGGAGCTGCACCCAGAATCAGTCATTCTTTTGAATCAGTCAAAGAACCTGTCATTGAACCAAAAGATATTGGTGCATCCGCTGACGCTCCTGCACAAAAGCGCTCTTCCAGAGATGAATATTCACCTGAATTCGAAACCGCCTGGCAGGCATACCCAAAACGCGCTGGTGGTAACCCGAAAGCCGCGGCCTGGAAACACTGGAAAGCACGGCTTAACGAGGGGGTTAAACCCGAAGCCATGCTGGAAGGCGTTAAGCGCTATGCGGCGTTCGTACAGGCTACGGGTAATACCGGAACCCAGTACGTCAAACAGGCCGCCACGTTCTTCGGGCCCGATCGCCATTTTGAGGAATCCTGGCAAGTACCCGCCAATCAGCTAGGCGGGCGACGAGGTGGTTTGCCAGTGGCAGGCTTCAGTAATCAGGACTACGGCCAGTCGAGCTGCGACTGGTAAGCGGGAGAATGACGATGTTGAATTTGAACCAGATGCATGAAAAAAACGAGCTTAAATCCCGGCAGGAGCAGCTCACTGAGGAACTGGCATTCGCTGTTGAGGGTGTTAAGCCATTCCATTACGAGCGCTGGCAGGAGAGCGCAGAGGCCGCAATTTGTGACTCTCACGGTGAATACTCCAGCTCTGTTTTGACCGGCCCAGAGTTTCGCGGTGTGCCGGGTGTAAAGCGTTCCGGCTGCCCGGCATGTATCCGCCATGAACTGGCAGAAACCGAATCCAGCCTGCGCAGCCTGCAGGTGGCGGGACTGCTCAATGACGCCGGTATCGCCCGTCGCTTTGAAAGCAGCGAGTTCGAAAACTACCTACCAGTCAATCAGGACTCGGAAAAAAATCTGTCTGCCTGCCAGCGCTACGCTGAGAACTGGCCGAATATTCTCGCAGCCGGCACCGGGCTGGTGATGACAGGGAGCTGCGGAACCGGAAAAAATCACCTGGCGGTGTCGATGGCAAAATCGATTGTCCGTAAACATCTCGCCCGGGTTGAAATCACCGATGTAATGCGCCTCACCCGCGCTGTGAAAAGCACCTGGCGCAATGATTCAAGCCATAGCGAGGATGAAGTTATCGGGCATTACGCATCGCTCGACCTGCTGATTATCGACGAGGTTGGGGTGCAGTTTGGCAGCCAGTCAGAGTCAGTGATCCTGCAGGAAATCATTAATGCCCGGTACGAAAGCGTGCTGCCGACAATCCTGATAAGCAATCTGACATTCGCCCAGCTGATTGACGCAATAGGTGAACGAGCGGTAGATCGCATTACCAATGGTGGGCGTAACCGCCTGGCGTTCAACTGGGACAGCTATCGCAGTAAGACAGGGAGCAAGGCCGAATGAGTGAAGTCTGGCGTAATGAGGAACTCGAGGGAGCGGTAATTGGCGCGATGTTTTTACGCGGCGCCGACCCTGAGGTGCTGGAAATTATTTCTCGTCTGCCTGAAAGCGCATTTTCTGTCAGGCAGTACCGGGAAATTTATGCCGGTATCTGCCGACAGGCCAGAAGCAGTGGCGTTATTGATCCGGTGATTTTGTGCGAAGCGATGCCTGCGCATGAATCGGTCATTCTCGGTGCTGGTCGGATTGCCTGGGCTAAATCGGCGCTGGTCTCCTACGTGTCAGCCCTTGAGCGGAATGCCGCTGTACGTGATGCAGAAGCAACGCTTAGCGCCGCGCTGGAAGGTATTCGCAATGCGAACAATGGCGAGGCCGCAATGGCGGCGCTTGACGCTGCTAAAGCAACAATGGCGAACATCGATGCCGGAAGCCGGGCAGTTCAGGCCGTGCACATGTCCGATCTGCTGGAAGATATTACCAACAAAATCGAAGCGGGCAATCAGGGGAAAGAAGCTGGGCGCAGCCTGTTAACGGGTATTGATGAACTGGATGCAAAAACCGGCGGCATTGACCTCACCGACCTGGTGTTTATCGCTGCCCGGCCATCAATGGGCAAAACCGAGCTGGCGCTGGATATCATCGAAAAGGTAACGGGACAGGGCCATGGTGTACTGCTTTTCAGCATGGAGATGGCGAGCATTCAGATTGCCGAGCGCATGGTGTCTGCTGCGGGTGGGATGCCCGTTTCAAAACTGAAAGCGCCTGAGCGTTTCAACGATGAAGAGTGGGGACGTCTCTTCGGTGGTATGGAGCGGCTCGCTAATCGTGATATCTGGATTGTGGATGCCACGAACCTCACCATTGAGCAGATTTGCCAGACAGCAACCCGGTATCAACTGGCCCACCCTGAGATAGCGATGGTGGTGGTTGATTACCTTGGCCTTATCAAAATCAACAGCGCTAATCGCCACGACCTTGCTGTGGGTGAAATATCCAAAGGGCTTAAGGGGCTGGCTAAGGCAAATAAAACCCCTGTGATTGCGCTCAGCCAGCTTTCACGTGGTGTGGAGTCCAGACCAAACAAGCGCCCGATGAACTCAGACATGAAAAACTCCGGCGAAATTGAAGCTGACGCCGACATCATTCTGATGCTGTACAGGGACGAGGTATACAACCCTGAATCCCCGGCGCGTGGCATTGCTGAAATCAACGTAACCAAACAACGTAACGGCGAGCTGGGGACTATCTACCGCAGATTTTATAACGGGCATTTTTTGCCAATCGACCAGGATCAGGCCCGGATGCTTTCCGCTCCACAGCCAAAAGAACAATCACGCCGGTATGCGCGCCGATAGGGGAAAATATGAAACTTGAAGCATCATTGAAGCATTTTAGCCCGCAGGGGCTGGCCTATACAGATTCGGCCAAATCCACTTCACCGGACCGGATCACCGGCACCGATATCATGGCCGCCCTTGGCTCTACCGCGTCAAAGGCAAAGTTTGGGCTTTGGGTATTCCTGGGCAAAAACGGCATCAGCTCCGGGGATGAGCAGAGAGCTGTTCAACAGCTTGCCAGCATCGCGCTGGAGTTCGCGCCAAAGAACGTACGCAAAGCAGCTGGGGGTCAGTTGAGGCAATGCATGCTCATGATGGCCCGCTTTGCCTTTACTGAGTATTCGCGTTCGGCGGCCAGCACAACGGACTGCAAACCCTGCAGCGGGAAAGGGATGATAGAGGCCTGGGAAGACGTTACCCGGTATCCTGGTTATGTCGGCGCGGATGGTGAAGAGAAAATTACCCCGTGGATCGAAAGGCAGTTGGTTAAAAAGCAATGCTCTCACTGTGAGGGTAAGGGCGTTACTTCGGCCAGATGCCGCTGCAAAGGCACTGGCACAGTGCTTGACCGCAAGGCCACCAGCGAACGTGGCGCACCGGTATTCAAAGAATGCGAACGTTGCACCGGGAAAGGGTTTGCTGGCATGCCATCGACAAACGTCTATAAAGCGATCCTGAGCCTTATTCCTGATTTGCACGTCAGGACGTGGACTCGCAACTGGAAGCCGTTCTATGACGAGCTGGTGAAGGAATGTTACGTTGCTGAGGGTAAGGCTGAGTCTGAATTTATGAAAGCGACTAAATAATTGCCAATGGCAACAAAATTTTGCATTTTTGATGCATATAGCTTGATTTTGTCCGAAGTTGTCGTGTAAGCTTCTAATCATGGAGTGTTGCGCCTGAAATGACAACGCTCCCGATAGCCCGCCACCGTGCGGGTTTTTTTTCATTAAAGGGCTGCCATCGGGCGGCCTTTTTTGTTTCCCTCACACAGCACCCGCTTAGCGAGGTGAGAGATCATGAAAATGCCACATACCCCGACTAACTGGCCTGACTGGCTTGAACTATTTCAGAGCTGGTGGCGCGGAGAAACGCCGCTGGGCGCTGTTCTAATGGCGTTCATCATGGCTGCCCTGCGTATTGCATATACCGGAGGCGGCTGGAAAAAAATGCTGCTCGAGGGATTGCTCTGTGGAGCGCTGACGCTGACGGTGGCCTCGGGGCTTGAATACCTGGAATGGCCGAAATCAATCTCTATCGCTATCGGCGGTGGCATTGGTTTTATTGGCGTAGAGCAGTTCAGAAAGCTTGTACTGAACGTGATTAACATACGTTTTGGAGGCGGTAATGCAGCAAAATAGCCCTCGCGGCATTCGAAATAATAACCCGGGCAATATTCGCTGGGGCGATGAATGGAAAGGTCTGGTATCAAAACCACAACGAACCGATAAATCATTTTGCCAGTTTACCGGCCCTGAATACGGTATCCGGGCGATGGTCGTTATTCTGCGCAACTATCAACGCAAGTATGCCCTGAACACTATCAGCGGCATTATCCATCGCTGGGCACCGCCGAACGAGAACAACACTCAGGCATATATCGATAGTGTTGCCCGGGCTTTAGGTGTGGAGGCAGACCAGCGAATTGATGTGACCGACAGCAGGGTAATGATTCCATTGCTGGAAGCCATCATTAAGCATGAGAACGGCCAGCAGCCTTACAGCTTTGATGTATTCGTTCGTGCTGTCGATCTGGCGGGCTAGCCATGGTATTAGCGCTAATCAAAGAGTACTGGAGAGTTTTCGCTTTAGGGATGCTGCTCCTGATGCTGCTGTTCACAGCAGAACTGGCATCGAGTGAGAAGAAGAGAGCCGATGCCGCTATCACAGAGCGCGACGAAGCAAAGGCCACCATCGCCGACATGCAGACCCGCCAGCGCGATGTGGCCGCTCTCGACTCGAAATACACTCAGGAACTGGCCGATGCCAAACAGACTATTGAAGAGCTGCGTGATGCCGTTGCTGCTGGTGATAAGCGGCTGCACCTCAACGCCACCTGCCCAGTGCGTAACTCCACCAGCACCCCCGGCGTGGATGATGTTGCCGCACCCGGACTTACTGACGCCGCTGAACGGGATTATTTCCGTCTCAGGGAGCGAATCGAAACCAGCAACAAGCAAATAGCAGGGCTGCAGGAGTACATCAGGCAGCAGTGTTTAAGATAAGCCGAAAGGCGGGAGATAGTTATGACTTTAGAAGAGCGTGTTGAAGCTCTAGAAGCGGATATGACTAAGATGAATATTCAGCAGCAAGAAGCTGATGCAGTGAGGGAAGTAGCGAGAAAGACTACTATTGAGGTGATTGCAAATGCGCGTCGCCCTGGCGGTATGTTGAATGCGGCCCAGATTCAGGCCGCTGAGTATAAATCTAGGTTCGGTATTAATCGCGGCTAATTTGTTTTAGGTTTGCAACCCATTCCTGCATTGGTTTGTTATCAACTTCAGATAGCTCAGCTATTAATTGTTTACGTGAGCTAGGATCAAGCTTAAGAGCAATAGCTAAGACTATCGTCTTTAAATCGTTAATCTCTGAGGCTGTAGATTCAGGGGTTGCAGTCGAAGAAGTAAAAGTAAAATTATGTTCGCTACTTTCCATTTCTAGTCCTTATTTCAGAGGTAATCAGCCATCCCTCATTGTTGTGTGCGTCCATGCCCTCACATGGACGGGCTGAGGTTCAATGATAGCCAGGAGCAGGAGAAATGGACACTAACCAGGGCCTCGCAATAGCGGGGCTTTTTTATGCGCATCGCACGCGCCAATCAGAGAGTCTTTCAGTAGTGAGCCTGGGTAATGCCGTTACCTCTCGGGCGGTATTGCCGTGCGACAGGCTCACACCTCAAAGGTAAACCACTATGCAACTTGGCAAGAAAAGCCGGAAGGGTAGACGCTGCATTATGCGGACTGACGCCACTCTAATCGTTAATAAGCGCGGAAAGGTTGAGGTGGTGCTTGGTTCGAATATCGACGAAAGCCACAAGCTCCGCACCGGAACCCCGTCAACTTTTAATCAATTAGGTAAAGCGTTATGAAAAGAATTCAACTTAAGGACGTAATGTCCAGCCTGCGTATCGTAGCCAATGAAACTGGCTATGAAGTTCACAACGCCGCCGGCTCCGCTAAATATGACGCTTGGGGTTATCGTCGTGAGGTTAACGGCATCCCTGAATACTTCCCGGATAAAATCAGCATGGAAGGCAAGGCAAAATCATCCAGCGCAAGCCAGATAAAAGTAAATCTGAATCTCGATACTACGGATGCCCAGAAAGCGCTGGATGATATTCAGAAGATTATCAACGATAGCAGCCAGGCATTTGAATCATTTCAGGAGCGCGTCAGGAAGGAAACAACAAGCGTGACATGGAGTGGTTCTCTCGCGCTTGGTATCACTCGCGACATTAATGCATTGATTGAAAATGGTGTGGCCTCTAATGCAGAAAGTGAGCGTATTAAGGCAGTTATGGAAGAGGCAACAAAAAAAGCCGTTACTGATGCGGTGGCCACGGTCCTTAAAGACTTCCAAACTCGCGGACCTCTACGCCGGGCACTGAACATTTAATCAGAGGTATCTATGCAGGTCACTATTGACGGTGTCCAGTATGCGCCTGTCTGCAATTCAGTTGGAGAGAAGAAATGCGGCGTTAATGGATGCTCCCAAAAACATCATGCCCGCGGCTTATGCCAGACTCACTATTTTAGACAAAAGCAATATGGACGATTTGAATTACTGGCTCGGCACGATTTAGAGCAGCGCTTTTGGTCTAGGGTTGAAAAAGGTAATGAATGTTGGATCTGGAATGGAGTAATCACTCCCCAAGGTTATGGTAATTGGACTTGGCGAGAAAATGGAAATCTTAGAACTGATTCTGCACATCATTTCGCTTTCATATTATCTGGCAGAAAAATACCTGATGGTTACCATCTCGATCACCTTTGTAGAAACCGCAGATGCTGCAACCCAGATCATCTTGAGGCGGTAACGCCCAGGGAAAACACCTTACGTGGAATTGGGCCCAGCGCAGAAAATGCCAGGAAAACACATTGCAAGCGAGGACATGAGTTCACGGTCAGCAATACATACCTGAAAAATGGGAAGTATGGCGTATTAAGAGTCTGCAGACAGTGTGCTGCTGAATCGGCCAGGAAAAGGAGAGCGTCATGTCGCCGGTGAGAGTGAGTATCGACGGTGTTGATTATGCGCCCTGCAATAACTCCAGTCGTATTGGTGTGTGCATAACGACCCACAATCGCGCTGACGTTCTGCGCCGCGCTCTTGAGCAGCATCAGCAGTTCTTACCGCCTGGCGCGCTGGTGGTTGTTATCGACGACGGCTCTACCCCGGCGGCCACAGTTCCCGAGAACGTGCAACTGATCCGGCATGAGAAGTCGCTGGGCATCGTGGCTTCAAAAAACCGAAGTCTCGAATCGCTGGTGGATGCCGGCTGCGAGCATTTGTTCCTTTGGGATGATGATGCCTGGCCGACTGCGCCGGGCTGGTGGGCTCCTTACATCGAATCCCCAGAGCCTCACCTGGCTTATCAATTTCATGATCTGGCCGGGCCGCGAAAGCTTAACGATATGGCCGTGTTACACCGGGATGATAAGCACGTCGCTTACACCGGACAACGCGGCGTCATGCTGTATTACCATCGCAGCGCCATTGAAGCGGTCGGTGGTTTCGATCCTGTCTACGGTCGAGGCATGTACGAGCATCCCGATTTGGCACTGCGCATCCACAACGCCGGGCTGACGTCATGGGCGTTTGCTGATGTAGTTGGTTCGGCTGCGCTGATTCATTCGATGGACGAACACGAAGAAGGTGTGCGCTCTATCCCGCGGCCTGAGCGTGAGGCGCTGGCGAAAGCCAATGCGGTCACCTACAGCGCCCGGCGCGACAGCGGATACACGGCTTATGTTCCGTTCCGCACCCCGCAGGACGTTGTGATCACCACGCTGCTTACGAGCCAGCCAGACCCACAGCGTCCAACGAAGATGGCTGCTGATCCTGCTTTGCTGCAGGCGTGGGCATCGTCTATTCGTGGCGCTGCTGCTGTCGTGCTTGCCGATGAGCTGGAGACGGCGCCCGGCGGAGTCAGTCTGGTGAGTGTAGCTGTGCTGGAAATGAGCCCGTACTTTGCGCGCTGGCTGCATATCTACCAGCACCTGCGCGATCATCCTGAGTATCGAAACGTATGGTGCACCGATGGCACAGACGTTGAGATGCTTAGAGAGCCCTGGGCAGAAATGGAACCCGGCATGATTTACGTTGGTTCCGAGCACAAGGTTTACGCAGATGAGTGGATGAAGGCCAATCACCACGGCAAAGCTTACGGTGAGTTCATCGACCGATACCGTGACGCGCAACTGCTTAACGCGGGGCTGCTAGGTGGCAGTCGGGCTGACGTGATGGCGTTCGCCCACTACATCATCCGATTTCATTACCTGCAGACCAGCCATCGTTACTGGAAGATGGAGACGGCCCCGGCCACGCTCGTTGATATGGGTGCGTTCGGTATGGCGGCGAAGTCGTTCGGTGACCGGGTTGTGACCGGGCCGAAGGTCAACACGATCTTTAAGTCCGATGGGATCGGGAAGGAGTGCGCCTTTTGGAAACACAAGTGAAGTATGTGGTGGTCGGTCATCATGCTCGCCAGGCTCAAGCCGAAATACTGGCCAGCTCTCTTGGTGCTCATCTGCTGATTGACGACGGCGACCATGGAGCCAACTGGAATCACCGCCGTGCGCTTGAGTGGGCCGCCGGCCAGACCTGCCGGGTTGTAGTCCTCGAGGATGACGCTGTGCTTGTTGATGGCTTCACCGATAAGGTTACTGATTGGCTGGAACGGTTCCCCGATGCTCTGCTGAGCTTCTACCTGGGCACGGGCCGTCCGCCACAGTACCAGATGCAGATAGCCGAGCGACTTATCATTTCCGATAAGAGCCGATTGGACTACATCACATTGCCAAGGTTGATTCACGGCGTCTGCTACAGCGTGCCGCCGCAGGCCATTGATCTCGTGCTCTCACGCTGGGATGCCAGCAAAGCCGCTGACTATGCAGTGGGTGACGCGCACGGCGGCGCTGTTATCTATCCGTGTTACTCACTCGTTGACCATGCAGATGGTGAGCCGGTAGAGCGGTCGGTGGATGGCATGCCGCGCACCGAGCGCCGTCGAGCATGGAGACTGGCATGAGCAAAGAACCTCGTATCTACGGGAGCAAGTGGGACAGGCAGAGGGTTAACTTCCTTCGTGCCAACCCGTTGTGTGTGATGTGCCAGGAACAAGGACGGGTGGCAGCCGCTACGGTTGTAGATCACATCACACCACACAATCTTAAAGAAGCGCTTAGGTCTGGTGAGCAGCAGGCAATCGCAAAGGCACAGAAGTTGTTCTGGAGCCAAAGCAACTGGCAGCCTCTGTGCAAGCAGCACCACGACTCAACAAAGCAACGCATGGAGAAGCGCGGCGTGGAGATAGGATGCACGGCTGACGGCATGCCGCTCGACCCATCCTCTCACTGGTACAGGGGGAGGGGAGGGTGAAAAGTTCACCCCTCTCTCGCTAAATGACCGCCGCTCGTGCTTTCTGTGCACAACCGCGAAATGAAAAGTTTTTTTCTGGGAGGTTCCGATGGCAGGACGACGCCCGAAACCGACCCACCTCAAAGTGGTTACCGGCAATCCGGGCAAACGCAAACTCAACGATAAAGAGCCAACTCCGGCACGAGAAATTCCCAGCCCGCCGGCGCACCTGACCGACTGGGGGAAGGTGGCCTGGGGCAAGCTAACCGTTTTGCTGGATGGCATGGGAATTTTGACCGTTGCCGACACGCTGGCGCTCGAGCGACTCTGTGATATTTACGCCGACATTCTGCAACTTAGGCTGACGATCGCCGATGAGGGCCGGACCTACACCGTGCAGACGGAAGGCGGCTTTTTGATTAAAGCAAACCCGGCTGTATCGATGTTGGCCGACGCTGATCGCCGCTTTAAAAGTTACCTGGTTGAATTTGGTCTTACCCCTGCAGCCAGGACGAAGGTGAAAGTTGATGGTGGAGAAAAAGAAGAAGACCCGCTCAACCAGTTCTTCGGTTGACCCAGCCACGCAGTACGCGATGGATGTGGATTCCGGCAAAGAGATCGCCGGCCCCGATATCCGCAACTCCTGTAAACGACACCTTAAAGATTTGGAGTCATGCCACGCTCGCGGGCTGGCATGGGATCCAGCGGCGGCGCAACGCGCCATCGACTTTTTCGCCAAAGTGCTAAAGCTCAACGGTGGGGAGTATGAAGGTAAGCCCTTCAATCTGCTGCCGTGGCAGTGCTTTATTGTAGGCTCGATATACGGCTGGAAAAACTCAGACAACTACCGGCGTTTTCGCATGGTATATGTCGAGTCCGGTAAAGGTTCTGGTAAATCGCCACTTGCCGCGGGTGTAGCTCTTTACTGCCTGGTTGCTGACAAAGAGCCTCGTGCGGAGGTGTATGCCGCTGCCACGAAAAAAGATCAGGCCATGATCCTGTTTCGCGATGCGGTGGCGATGGTAGACCAGTCACCGGCGCTGGCGCAGCGAATCAACAAATCAGGCGGTGCCGGGAAAGAGTGGAACCTGGCGTTCCTGCAAACAGGCTCATTCTTTCGGCCTATCAGTTCTGACGACGGGCAGTCAGGACCACGTCCGCACTGCGCGCTGATTGACGAAATTCACGAGCACAAAAACAACCAGGTGGTTGAGATGATGCGCGCCGGGACGAAAGGCCGGCGGCAGGCGCTGATTTTCATGATCACCAACAGTGGCCACGATAAAACCAGTGTCTGTTATGACTATCACGAGTACGGGCGCAAGGTCGCCGAAGGCTCGATTGATGATGACAGCTTCTTCTCGTTCATCTGCTCCCTCGATGAGGGCGAGGATCCCTTCAAGGATGAAAGCTGCTGGAAAAAGGCTAACCCTTCGCTGGGCCACACTTTCACCGACCGCTATTTGCGTGAGCAGGTGACGCAGGCCCGCGGCATGCCGTCGAAGGAAAGTATCGTGCGGCGCCTGAATTTCTGCCAGTGGGTGGATGCCGACAATCCATGGATGAGCAGCGATGTCTGGATGGGGTGTGAAGACGATTTCGATCTTCAGGAATTGCAGGGCGAAGAGTGCTACGGCGGCCTGGATTTGTCGGGTTCGCGTGACCTGACTGCGCTGGCGTTGTTCTTCCCCAAGAAGCGAAAGCTGCTGGTTGAATTCTGGACTCCGAAAGATACGCTGGCGGAAAGGGCAAAAACAGACCGTGTGCCATATGACGCCTGGGAGAGGGCTGGGTATATCCATACCACGCCGGGTAAGGCTGTGAAATATGGCTTTGTGGCAGAACGTATCGCCGACCTTTCGCAGCTGTTTTTCATCAAGGCAATCGCATTTGACCAGTACCGCATCAAATACCTTGAGCCAGAGCTGGAGGAAGCGTCTGTTTCGGTACCGCTTATTCCGCACGGGCAGGGATATTACAAGGCACAGGAATCCGGCCTGTGGATGCCTCACTCGATTGAGCTGTTCGAGCAGTGCCTGGATGATGGCGAAATCATCATTAAGACCAACCCCTGCCTTCGCTGGAATGCGGCGTCAGCTGTAACTGAGGCAGATCAGAAAGAAAACCGTATCTTTGCCAAGAAAAAAAGCACCGGCCGTATTGACGGTGTGGTGGCTTCAGCTATGGCAATAGGTGCATCTGAAGGTGATGTCACTGACGATGGTGATATTGACGACTTCTTCTCACAACCGTTGAGCATGTGATGGACGATACAAATTACAGCATTGATCTGCGCACAAATAACGGCTGGTGGGCCCGGGTGGCGTCTTGGTTCGTTGGTGGACGACTGGTGACACCTGAGCAGGGCTCCCAGACCGGGCCTGTTTCTGCCAGTGGCACTCTGGGCGATTCACAGATTACGGATGAACGCATCCTGCAGATATCGACTGTTTGGCGATGTGTTTCTCTGATTTCCACGCTAACAGCCTGTCTGCCATTGGATGTGTTTGAAACCGACAAAGAGGACAACCGCACCAAGGTTGGATTAAGTAATCCCCTGGCCCGCCTGCTGCGCTACTCGCCGAATCAGTACATGACGGCGCAGGAGTTCCGCGAGGCCATGACTATGCAACTGTGCTTCTATGGCAACGCATATGCGCTGGTTGAGAGAAATGGTGTGGGGGATGTGGTCAGCCTCCTGCCGCTGATGTCAGCCAATATGGACGTTCGGCTTGAAGGTAAGCGCATTGTTTACCGCTATCAGCGTGACAATGAATACGCCAATTTTTCCCAACGAGAAATCTTCCACCTTAAAGGGTTTGGTTTTAACGGCCTGACGGGGCTTTCGCCTATTGCACATGCCTGTAAATCAGCGGGTGTTGCCGTGGCGATGGAGGACCAGCAGCGGGAGTTTTACGCCAACGGTGCCAAATCCCCCAAAATCCTCACGACAGGCGACCGGGTGCTGACCAAAGAGCAGCGTACGCAGCTGGAGGAGAACTTCAAGGAGATTGCCGGTGGACCGGTGAAAAAACGTCTCTGGATCCTCGAGGCGAACTTCCAGGCTCATGACATTGGCGTCAGCCCGCAGGACGCCGAGACAATGACCTCCAGAAAGTTTCAGGTTAGCGAACTGGCGCGCTTCTTTGGCGTTCCTCCGCATCTGGTTGGTGATGTCGAGAAAAGCACTAGCTGGGGCACCGGGATCGAGCAACAGAACCTGGGCTTTCTCCAGTACACCCTCCAGCCCTACATTTCCCGGTGGGAAAACAGCATCCAGCGCTGGCTGCTCAAGCCTGATCAGGTCGGCGTGTATCACGCAGAGCACAATCTTGATGGTCTGTTGCGCGGTGATTCCGCGTCCCGCGCAGCCTTTATGAAAGCGATGGGAGAAGCTGGCCTGCGAACAATCAACGAAATGCGTCGTATGGATAACTGCCCACCGCTGCCTGGCGGCGATGTCGCCATGCGGCAGGCGCAGTATGTACCCATTACTCAACTCGGTAATGACAAGGAGCCCCGCAATGACGGGGCTTAATTTTTATGGGGGCCACGATGCCTGACATCATCAAAACGCTTTCTTTCGACGAAACGGAAATCAAGTTTGCCGGTGACGGCAAGCAGGGCATTTTCGAGGGTTATGCCTCTGTATTCGGTAACACCGACTCGGATGGCGACATCATTCTGCCTGGGGCATTCAAGAACACGCTTGAAACCCAGACCCGCAAAGTGGCGATGTTTTTTAATCACCGCCAGTGGGAAATCCCGGTGGGTAAGTGGGACAGCATCCAGGAAGACAGTAAAGGCCTGCTGGTGCGCGGCCAGTTAACGCCCGGACACAGCGGAGCCTCTGACCTGAAGGCGGCCATGATCCATGGCACGGTTGAAGGAATGTCCATCGGTTTTTCGGTCAATAAGGACGACTACAGTATTGCCCCTAACGGCGGCTGCATCTTCAAAAATATATCCTGGCTGAGAGAGATCAGCGTCTGCACTTTTCCGGCGAACGAGCTGGCGAGCGTGGATTCGATGAAGAGCGTCGATGGGATAGAAACCATTCGTGACGTGGAGAACTGGCTGAGGGATTCAGCCGGGCTTAGCAAGTCACAGGCAGTAGGGCTGATAGCCCGCTTCAAAAACGCTATTCGGAGTGAGTCTGAAGGCGATCAAAACAAACCCGATATCAGCGCTCTGCTTAAGAGCATTAATGACTTTAATCCGACAGCAGGAAAATAAACCATGTCAGAACTCGCACAAATCCAGAAAGCCCTCGAAGAGTCCCAGACCAAACTGAAAGGGCTCTTTGATGAGCAGAAACAGCAAATTGAACAAAGCGGCACGATCTCGAAACAGTTGCAGGGCGATATGGCGAAGGTCAATGAAGAGATGACCAAGACCGGCCAGCGCCTGTTTGATCTCGAACAGCGTCTGTCCTCTGGCCCGGATAACCCAGGTGAGAAGAAATCCTTCTCCGAGCGCGCCGCGGAAGAACTCACCAAGTCCTGGAACGGCAGCAAGTCGCACTTCGAGGCGAAAACCTTTAACAAATCGCTAGGCAGTGATGCCGACTCAGCCGGCACGTTGATTCAGCCGATGCAGGTGCCGGGTATTGTGATGCCTGGTCTGCGTCGTTTGACCATTCGTGATCTACTGGCGCAGGGCCGCATATCCAGCAACTCGCTAGAGTACGTTCGCGAAGAGTTGTTCACTAACAACGCCGCAAGCGTGGCGGAAAAGGCGCTGAAACCTGAATCAGATATTACGTTCAGTAAGCAAACGGCAAACGTAAAAACCGTAGCTCACTGGATTCAGGCATCTCGCCAGGTAATGGATGATGCGCCAATGCTGCAGTCCTACGTCAATAACCGCCTGATGTACGGCCTGGCGCTGGAAGAAGAACGCCAGTTGCTTAACGGCGACGGCAGCGGTGACGATTTGGAAGGCATCAACCATGTGGCCACTGCTTATGACACCGGACTGAACGTAGCCGGTGACACGCGCGCAGATATTATTGCCCACGCGATCTTCCAGGTGACTGAGTCAGAATTCAGCGCATCAGGCATCGTCCTTAACCCGCGAGACTGGCACTCCATTGCGTTGCTGAAGGATAACGAAGGGCGTTACATCTTCGGTGGGCCGCAGGCGTTTACCCAAAACATTATGTGGGGCCTGCCAGTGGTGCCAACGCGTGCACAGACCCAGGGCACCTTCACCGTCGGTGGTTTTGATATGGCCTCGCAGGTTTGGGATCGCATGGATGCCACCATTGAGGTGAGCCGCGAAGACCGTGACAACTTCGTGAAAAACATGCTCACTATTTTGTGTGAAGAGCGCCTGGCACTGGCGCACTACCGCCCGAAAGCGCTGATCAAAGGCACCTTTGGCGAACCAACCAGCTGATGAGGGTGGGCGGGGTGACCCGCCCTTTAGCCTATGAGCATAGATGTACTTACCGTTGTTCCTATTGAAGAGCTCAGGCAGCACGTTGAAATGGACACCGACGACCGCGATGCGGTGATCAAACGCTATGCGCAAGCGGCTCTGGATTACTGCCTGCGCTGGTGTGATGACCCTCGCTGGAAATTGGCTACAGATATTCCCGCCCCTGTTGTATCCGCCATGCTGCTGGTCTTCGGAGATTTGTTCGAGCATCGAACCAGCCAGACCGAGGTTCAGCTATATGCGAATGCTGCGGCAGAAAATCTGATGTTCTCTTGCAGGAACTGGCGAGGCAGTGTGGAAGAGGAGACATCCTGATGGAGCCAGGACGCCTCCGGCATCGTGTCCGGATCGAAGTTAAATCTGACGAACGCGACGAACATGGACAACCAAAAGGTTGGGTGAGCCGTGGAGTCGTTGCCGCTGATATACGGTCGGTTACCGGCAAGGAGTTCATTAGCGGAAATGCTGAACGTTCTTCAGTTACAACAAAAATTTTTATGCGCTATCGCGATGATGTCAGGGCAACAACAACCCGCTTTGTTGAGATCACCTCCAGCGGGAATGGTCGTGTTTACAGTGTAACTGCGCCATTGCCTACGCGAGACAGGAGAAACATGGAGGTGCTGTGTACGGAGGACTTCACTCGTGTTCACTGACCTTAAATCTGAAATTGAAAGGCTACTTGGCGTAAACGTTTTTCCGCTGGTGGGCCCCCAGACAGAAAACGAATTTGTTACTTTGCAGTTGGTGAGCGACCCTCAGTTAGAGTCAGGAACCATTCGCACAAAACTCGTTGCTGCGCGCTGGCAAATCAGCCTGATTTCATCTCTCTACAGCCGAACAGAAGAAATGGACAAAGCGCTCTGGCTGGCCTGGGAAGGACTGGCGCATGGGTACATTGGCCGATATCCGGTTCAATATGCCCAGCGCGGCGGAGTTTCTGAGAGTTTTGATTCTGACGATGGTGGGAAATACCGTCGGTCCCGGGATTACATTTTTTACTATCCGGAGGGGGCTTCATGATCCGTATGGAAGTAAAAGGACTCAAAGAGCTTGAGCAGCAACTGGAAGCCCTGGGTGAAAAAGTCGCTGTGAAAATCCTCGGTAATGCGGGTAAAGAGGCAATGGAAATCGTCAGGGAGGATATGCAGCATCACGCGGGTTATGACGCCAGCAGTGATGGACCGCACATGCGGGACGGCATCAAAAACAACTACAAAAACCGCATGAAGGATCAGCGGTGGCAGTCAGTCGTAACCATTCGGGTTGGCCCCTCCAAAGAACACACCATAAAAGCCCTAGCGCAGGAATTTGGCACTGTAAAACAGGTCGCCAGCCCGTTTATGCGCCCGGCACTGGATTTTAACCGCGCCAAAATACTGCGCATTCTTGCGGTAAGCATCCGTGAGGGTATCGAAAATAATCGTTAAGTGAGGTAGTGAAATGCCAGATCAAAATAAAAGCTCTCCTGAATACGCGATGCTTCCTGCCGGAACGGTGGTGAAGTGGGGCGCATCCGGCGATGCTGTGGCGGATATGCAGCCGCTGATTAACTGTAAGGCCCTGGGGGCAACGGGCGTCACCGGTTCCTTTGTTGACTGCACGACGCTCATTGATACGCAGAAGCAGTTTATTTCTGACCTGCCAGAAGGGCCTGAGAAATCCCTGGGATTTGTTGACGACCCGTCCAACACCAGTTTCACGGCGTTCCTGAATGCGGCCGAGAAACGCCAGACGGTGCAATTCTATGTTCAGCTTCCTAACGGGCGAACGGCGACCATGATCATGGCGCTGTCTGGCTGGCAGTTGAACGAAATTACCGCGCCGGCCAGCGACGTTATCCAGGTGACGGTGAACGGCAAGCAGAACAACATTGAGTGGGGCTACAGCGAACCGACCAGCTGAGCCTTAACCCGTAATAGTATGGCCGCCATCAGGGCGGCTTTTTAATGGAGTTTTTTAATGAAAGACCTGAAGTCACGCCTGCTGTCTCCTGCTTACGCTGCCCACCCGGTAACACTGCTTGGCACCGACCTTTTAATTCGCCGCCTGACCGCCAATGAGTTGGCCGATTTCGAAGAGAAAGCCTCTCAGTTGCGCTCTGACGATAACACCCGCGGCCTGGCGCTGGCCGGTGCCTCGCTGGTGCTTAGCGCCCTGGTTGATGAAAATGGCGTTCCTGAGCAGGACCTTCCAGCGCCCGACGAGCTGATGAAGCACCATTCCTATGCAACGCTGATTGAAGCGCTGACCATCGTCCAGCGGCACAGCTATGGCACGCTGGAGGAAGCGGAAAAAAACTAATCGACTCTCCCTGGCTGATGCTGATTTTCTCCCTGGCTGATCGCCTGGGGGAGTCTGACCCTCGAAAAATCGCCAACCTGCCGGCAGATATTCTTCTCTACTGGCAGGCCTGGTATTCGTTAACCGGAAACGCTGTTCAGGCTATCGGTGAACCGGCCCCGGTTGCCGCACCACCAAAAACCAACCCAGTTGTTTCTCAGCAGTGCGCTGATGTTATGAGGATCCTCGGACAATGAGTGATGTCGCAAGCCTGTCGGTTGCCCTGCACCTGAATTCCGCTGCTTTCAAATCGCAGATCACCGACGCGTACCAGAAGGCCGGCCAGGCCAGCAAAAAATTCAATGACCAGGCGACCGCGCAGGCAAACGAATTATCCGAGGCGATCGCCAGAACCGTCAGCGCGGCCAAAAACATTGGCATGCAAGGCAATGAGTCTGGTCAGTTCTCCAGCGTTACCCGCGGCGCTGGCCAGCTCAACTTCGTGCTTCACGAAGTTGCCGCAGGCAGCAACGTTGCCAGCAGTACGATTATTAATGCCCTTATTCCGGCTGTTCACTCGCTTAAAGGCCAATTAGATGGTTCTGCCGGTGGCTGGAAAACACAGCAGGACGCCGCCCGCAATGCTGCTGCAGAATTAGCGGCAGCCGCGCAAAGCCAGATCGCCGCTGCTCAGGCAGAAAAACAGGCCGCGCTTAACAAGGCGGCCATTGCTGAGAAAACTATTGCTGCAGCTCAGGCTCAGCGTGAAGAGGCGATTGCCCTAGACGAGTATTACGCCAAGCAAACGCAAATGAACAAGCTCTATGGTCTGAACGTCAGCTACCAGGAGCAGCACCTCAAAAACGAGCGCGCCATCATCGAGGCAAACCGCCTGGAATCCGGCGCGCTGGAAAAACTGAAAACTGTTAAAGCTACTGTGATGGCCGCTGACCTGGCCGAGGCAGAAGGTAAAGCCGCGCTGGTGGCGTCAACTGAGGCGGCAGCGGCAGCCAATACGCAGATGACTATCTCTCAGCGCATCGCGGCGACCAGCAGTCGCGCACTCAGCTCTGCAATGAGTCTGCTTGGTGGCCCTGTCGGTATTGGGCTTAGCGTTCTGGCCGCTGGCGGCACTCTGATCTACAGCGAGTTTAAAAAGGCCGAGGAGCAGACCAAAAAGCTCAATACCGCAATTCTAGACCTTCACACCTCTTCCCTTGTGTCATTAACAGACCTAAAAAACCTGAATAATCAGCTTGGTGACACTGATGCCTCTATTGATGCTGTAACGGCCACCGCAAAAGCGGGTTTTAGTGGTCATCTTCTGACTGATGTAGCAACGCTGGCTAATGCATACGCCGAGGCTGGTGGTAGCGCCCAGGATCTTGTTAATAATCTCTCATCACTGCGTGGTGACCCCATTGCCGCGATGGAAAAACTGACCTCCCAAGGCGTGGCATTAAATGAGTCTATAATTCAACAGGTTATAAGCTTAACCAAAAAAGGACAAACTGCACAAGCAACGCAAGTAATAATGGAACAGGCCCTAGAGGCTGAAAACGTCCGGCTGAAAGAACTCGGAGCACAGGCCGACACCTACCTCGACAAATTAAAAAATCTTGGGCGAGAATGGGGGGCTCTTGGTGGTCTAAGTGAGGCTGTTGCCTGGGGGGATGTGCTAGGGAGAAATCAGAAAGATTTTGAGGATAAAACCCGACAGTTTCTGGCCGCAAGTAAAGCTGGTTATGCTGAAGCTCAGAGCGAGCGAATTAAAAACGCCGCTGGCCTTAAAAGCTATATGGATGCAGGAACCAGCGCTGCGGAGAAACGTGCTGCGGCAATTAAGAAACTGAATAATAGTATTTATCAACCTGATTCAACCGATTATCAGCGAATCCTCAAAGGGATTAACGATGAATACGAAAAGTCCACCAAAAAACCAAAAGCCAGCGCCTCTGCTGGGATAACCGAAGGTCAGCGCGCTCTTGAGCAAGCCCAGCAACGCAATGTAGTTTTGCTGGAGCAAGCACAAACCACAGACAAGCAAACGGAATCGCAGCGTCAGCTTATTATCTTCGAACAAAAGATATCCAGCCTGAAGGGGGAGCATCTCACTGCCGATCAGCAAAGCCTAGTTAATATGCAGGCACAAATCCGCTCTCAACTTCAGTCGAACGTACAGCTTGAGAAAGAGGCGGCCTTACGACAAACGGCAATGAAGTATCAGCAGGAGAGCATTAAGTGGGCTGAAGAAGCAGATGCCATGCAGCGTGAGGCAGCGCTGGCAGTAGAAAAATTCGGTATGTCTGAAAGAGAGGCTGCTGATGCAGAAGCCCGTAACGCCATCATTAACCGCTTTAATCAGCGCCGTATAGCGCTGGAGAAAGATTTTACCGATCACACATCAGCTGAGTATCAGACCCGGCTCGCTGACCTGGAGAATGCTCAGCAACGTGAGTTGCAGATAACCGAACAGACCAGGCAGCAGAAAATGGCTGCAGAACAGGATTTCAGCGCTGGCCTGCGTAAGGGCGCTGTTGACTGGCTGGACTCTGCATCAAGCTACGCAACACAAAGCGCAAACCTCGTTAGCAACACTATGAGTGGGTTTGTAGATCAATTATCTGGCGCATTGAGCGGGAACAAAGCCAGTTGGCAGGATTGGGCAAATTCTGTATTGCAGTCAATGCAAAAGGTGATCCTCAACGCAATGCTTGTGAACAGTATTCAGTCTATGGGGGGCTCAAGTCTTTTCGGTTTCTTTGGCGGTGGATCAGGAGGCACAGCCGCTTCAGCGAGCGGGGGAACCTTTGGCGCTGGCGCATGGGATTCTGCCGCCTCAGGAGTGAAGTTTAATGCCAAAGGTGGGGTTTATGACTCGCCTTCGCTTAGCTCCTACAGCAACGGCGTTTTCAATTCTCCTCAGGTATTCGCCTTTGCTAAAGGGGCTGGTGTATTTGCTGAGGCAGGCCCTGAGGCAATTATGCCACTGGCAAGGGGAGCAAATGGCTCACTGGGTGTAAGGGCTGTTGATGCTGGTGGCTCAAACTCTACAGAGACTTCATCGATGGGCGATCCCATTATTCAAATTACCCAGCACATCAGTGTATCCGGTAATGGCGATGCCGCTCTCAACCAAGCCATGCAGGAAGCGGCTAGGAAAGGCGCTCAGGATGGCGCTAAGTTGGCTCACCAGAAAATGCTGGAAGATTTCCAAAACCGCGGGCAGGGGAGGAGATTGCTGGGTGTTTAGATCTGGCTGATCTCTTCATCAACCAGTGATAGGATTACGCTAGAATCTTATTTATGGGGATGCAGATGTGAAAGGGATTGGCTTGGTTGTTCTGGTTGTCGGTGTCATATGGGCAATTGTTGCTCTGAATATGGATGTGAGTGTTGCCACAGGATATGGGAGGGTAAATAATATAGGATTGATGGCATCAAGACAGACTCATTTAATTTTTGCTGGTTTTTTATCTATTGCCGGTATTTTGCTAGTTCTATTTGGTGATAAATTTAGCCTGTCCACTATAGAAAGGAAATGTCCTTTCTGTGCAGAATTAATAAGTAAAGAAGCAACAAAGTGCAAGCACTGTGGAATCGATGTATCGCAAATTGAAACCCATAATTCAATAGCTGAAGATGTGACGCCTTCTGTAGCTCATGGATGGTTTAGCACCAAGGTAACGATAGGGATTGTCGTTGGTATATTCGCAGTTATTGTGTTACATATCGTTGTCTATAGAATGTAGTTTGTATTATATTTTTCATGTTGATTTAAGGATGATGATTATGCGCTTCTTGATACCACTAACTATTTTGGTAGTACCAACTTTTGCATTTGCTGCTGCAGGAGATCAGACTTTATCTGTTGGGTACACACAGATACATTCATCAGGTTTGAAAGGATATTACAATCAGGTTGCAAATCTATATAGCGATGTAACAAATAGCGCTGCGTTATATGGCGGTCAAAAATCATCATTAGACATTGATAACTATAAGCAACCGGAAGGCATGTTCATCAGGTATCGTTATGAATACGATCATAGCCTTGGTGTCGTAGGGTCATTATCATATGCTGTGCAGGATAACAATATAAACACATCAAATGTTTACTCCAGATTTGGTGTGAATTATGAAGATGCATATAAGAACAATATAAGTAGCAACTATTTTTCTGCATTGATAGGACCATCGTATAGAATAAACAGTTATTTAAGCCTGTTGGCTATGGCTGGCATATCTTATAAAAGTGTAGAAACCAAGATAAAGGCGTTTTCTTACGAGAATGACCGGGTGGTAAATTCAGGTGCATATTCTGAAAGTGAGCATAAGTTTTCACCAGCTTACAGCCTTGGCGCTCAGGTTAATATCTACCAGGGTCTGGTAATTGATGCGGCTTATGAAGCATCATCTGGGGGAAGACAATGGAAAACAAACGGATTCACCGTAGGCATCGGTTATAAATTCTGAACCGATAGACGCTTTTCAAAACCGCCCGCCGAGGCGGTTTTTTTATGGAGTAAGCTATGGCTGTGCTCGAGTGGCCACAAGATGTATGCCCGGCCTCATTAACCTGGCGGCCGGAAAGTAACAGCAAAACGTTCCGATCCCCCTTCAATGGCGCTTCACAAACTGTTCGTTTCCCTGGCACCCGCTGGCTTTGCTCCCTGACCTTTACCAACCTGACCGACGACAAATCCCGGCGCATTGATGCGCTGGTGGCTGCGCTGGAAGGTGAATATGGCCGGGTAAAAATTCGAGACTGGGGCAGGGACGGGCGAACACCTGCGGGTGCGCCGGTTGTTTCGGATGCCGAACAGTCTGGCGTGTCACTGAACACCAAAGGCTGGACGCCGGGCGCGGTAGTGCTGCGCACAGGGGATTACTTCACAGTGAACAACGAGTTGAAGATGGTCACCGCCGACGCCAGCAGCAATAGTAGCGGCGTGGCCATAATCCAGTTTGCCCCGATGCTGCGCAGCGCGCCGCCGGCGAATACCCCGCTGGAGGTCGCCGCGCCTTACGGCATTTTCAAACTGAAGGATAACAGCCAGGGAACGGGCAACCGGGTACCGGGAGTATTTACCAGTTACACCATCGATTTTGAGGAGGCTTTCTGATGATTGTTGCGCCATTTTCCGACGACATGATCACGTGGCTTTCCCGCGACCGTGTAACCGCTGTACTGGCGGCAAAGATTGAGTTTGAGTCCGGGACGGTATACGTGCATTCCGGTACAGGACCTATGGTGCTAAACGGTTTTGTCTATAACGGGCTGGGTACAATGGGCAGCGTTGATGATGTGGGCGAAACCAGCACAACCAGCCCCACGCAGTTGAAGATGACACTTTCCGGGCTGGATATGTCGCTGTTTGCCACGACGCTAAACGAGCGCTGCGTCGGTCGTCCGGCAGAGCTTTACCTTGTCGCCCTGGATGATTCCGGCGTGCCGCAAGTTGCTGACTTGCTGTTTAAAGGTAAGGTCACCGGCACCGGGGCCACTTGTGGCAGCACCAATGCGCTGCAGTACACCATTAGTAATGTTTTTGAAGACTGGCAGCGGCCATTCCCGGATCGCTTCACCGACGAATCTCACCAGGCTGTGCAGCCCGGCGACCGTATCTTTCGCTATGTGGCCCAGATGGCCGAGCGTTCCATCTTCTGGGGAAGCAAGAAAGACGCTCCACCATTTACTTATTCATAGGGGATCGCATGAAGCATCCTGACTGGCAAAAAAGACTGATAGACGTGATTAGGGCCGCTGAAAAGCGGCCTTTTTTATGGGGCGAGCATGACTGCTGTCTGTTTGCTGCCGACTGCGCCCAGGCTATGTGCGGAGAGGATTTTGCATCTGATTTGCGCGGGACCTACAGCACGGACGTAGGCGCTAAGCGCGTGCTGCTTAATCGCGGTGGCTCGATTGAGAAGGTGCTGGCGCAGCATCTGGATGAAGTGCCTGTTAGCCTGCGCCAGCGTGGGGATATTGCCGTGGTGATGAGTGGCGACAGCCGCTGCGCCGGGGTTGTGTTCAGCGGCACCGTTTTTGTTCCCGGGGAAACCGGGCTGGTGAAAGTGTCGGGCAAGCCCGAGAGTGTCTGGAGGGTTCGATAATGCCTGCAGCTATTCCTATTATTGGGGCCGTAGCTGCTGGAGTGGCTGCGTCCTATGAAGCCTACGGAATTGCGATGGCGATTACGATTGCGGCGCAGATTGCGACACAGGCACTGACAAAGACTCCTTCTCTTGGCAATTATCGAGATAACTCAGAGCGTAAGCAGGTGCTGCGCGCGGCCGCCAGCGCAAAAACAGTGACTTATGGGCAGACGTTATCCGCGGGCACGCTTTTTTTCTCAGAAGAGCAGCCAGGCGAGCAGGAAGACGGCGAGCTGCTGCACCTGGCGATTACGCTGGCCGGTCATCCGCTTTCCAGTGTTGGTAAAATTTACCTGGGCGATGATGAAATCGCCACATATGCCGAGTACGCACAGTACGAAGTGCATATTGACCGCCAGACCGCCGACCCCTATTTACTCGCTAACGCCCCATCCTGGAAAGCCGACATGATCGGCAAAGGCATCAGTTGGTTGCGACTCACGCTGAAATACAGCGCTGAAAAATTCCCTTCAGGCATTCCAAATGTGCGTGTCGAAAAGTTTGGGCGCCCGGTCTACGACCCACGCACCGGACAAACTGTTTATTCGAACAATGCCGCGCTCTGCATTCTGGACTATTACCGCAACTACCTGAATGTGCCTGACAGTGACATTCTCTGGGACCAGTTTCAGGAAGCGGCCAATATCGCTGATGAGCTTGTTAGCCGGGCCGATGGTGCCACGGAGAAGCGGTACACGATTAACGGCGAGTTCGATTTAAGCGAGAACAAAGCCAGCATCCTTGAAGCGATGCTTTCAGCCTGTGCCGGAGAGCCAACCTATACCGCAGGCAAGCACGGTATCCTTGTCGGGGCGTATTATGGCCCGGCCAGTCTGGTTATCACCGAAAACCAGTTAGCTGGCGATATTGAAATCATGCCAGAGGTGTCGCAGTCAGAGCGAGTGAATACTATAAAAGGGACGTTCACCGATCCGCTTCAGTTCTACTCCGAAACAGATTTTCCGGCCGTATCGGTCAGCGAGTGGGTAACCGAGGATGGCGTAGAGATTTCGCAGGATATGAAACTCCGCTTCGTCACTTCGGAGTTCCAGGGCCAGCGCCTGGCTGACATCAAGCTGAAGCGTACACGTATATCACGCACGATGAACGTTGTGCTGAATCTGAGCGGGTACCGCTACCGGCCTGGTATGTACGTGAAAGTTAATTTCCCGACTCTTGCCATGAACAATGTTGAGATGCGCGTCACTGACTGGAAGTTTGGCGTGCAGAACGGCGTGCAGCTGACGCTTAAACAGGAAACCTCGGATGTTTGGGGGGATGCGATCGGCAAGCCGATTGAGCGGCCGCCATTCACCCAACTTCCTCCGGGTGGAGTGGCCCAGCCTCAGAACCTGCGTTATACGGTCGAGGAAATTGGGCAGGTGGTGCAGGGAGTGTTGTCCTGGCAGAACATCGGGCAGGTTTCCTACAACAAAGTGATCATTCGGCGCGCCGGTGTTCCCGTCCTCTCTGTGCAGGTCCCGGGTTCATTTACCCGGCTAACCGGGTTGCCGCGCGACAGTTATACCGCCCATGTAATTGCTGTTAACCAGATGGGCGGCCAGTCACCGGAAGCTTTTCTGCAGTTCAACATTGATGCGCCGCCGGCGCCGTCGATCGTGGATATCGAGCAGGGATATTTTTCTGTCACGCTGAAACCACGGCTGGCCGAACTTACCAGCGTTTCCACGCAGTTTGATTTCTGGACCTCCGGAGAAACTAAGCTCGCCAATACTGATACGGCGACGGTGGAGGCGCATGCCACGCGCGCGGGCATGGGCACGATATGGACGAGCAACGAGCTGCAGGTCGACCACACCTATTACTGGTATGTGCGCACAATTAATGCCTTCGGCTCGTCAGCTTTTGTGGAAGTAGCTGCGCTGTGCAGCATGGACACCGGCAGCCTGATTGACCTGGTCGATGATGCTGTCCGGGATTCGGACGCATTCAAAAATGTTGCTGACGGAGTGGATACCAACCTGGAAGGCATCATGGAAAACGCACTGGCCAATCACGGCAGCGTAGAACGCCAGTTCCAGCAACTTGGGCAGACGCGTGCGGAAATCATGACAGTGCGGACTACTGTTGCCAACCTGGATGGGGCTTTCGCCGAGTTGGCCGATTATGTCCAGGCGCAGATTGGCCCGGATGGCGAACTGATGGCTGCCGTTAATCAGAAAATGACAGCAGAGGTTAAAAGCGATGGCACAGCGAAGGCAAGCTATACCCTCAACATGGGGATCGTCAGAAATGGTGTGAAGTACAACACCGGATTCGGGATGTCTATTGAGCCCTCCGGCGATTCGTATAAATCGACAGTTGTGTTTGCTGCTGACCAGTTTGGGGTTTATACCGGAAATGACCCAGGGAACTATAAACCGGCCATGATCCTTAAAAACGGTCAGGCATTTTTCAACGAGATATTCACGGATTACGCTTCATTTACACTGGCGAAAATCGGGCAGTGGCGCTCGGCTAACTATGTTCCAGGTAGCACCGGCACGCGTATGGATGCTGATGGCTCATTTGAAGTAAATGGTGGTGCGCCGGGCGGTGGTCGCCTCGTCATTAATGGCCCGCGCATTTCTGCTATCGATGCGAACGGGGTTGAGCAAGCAAGGTTTGGGTACCTGAAATGAGCGGAGACTGGGGTATGATGGTTCGGGGGAGGACAAACGTTGCTGACGCTTCCCCGCTGCAGTTTTTACGGAAAATACCGCGTAGCGAAATGAACCTGCAGAGCGGACAGTCAACGAACTACGACTTCACGGGCCAGGTTCCTGCAGGAACGCAGCTCGTCGTTTTTACTGACGTCGCTGTTGAGGTGCTGACATCGGCTATTATGCTCGGCGTTCACACTGTTCCGATCAACATCACCGTGAATGGTTTGGTTGTGAATGTTTCTATCCCGCCGTGGGGAACAGGAAGCTGGAACTATCCGCCACCGACATGGCCGCTTGGTTTTTGGGTGTTCGCTATTTACGGACAGCCATCACGTGGAGACTGGGGCGCATGGGTTAATCAGGGTGGTGCGTTCCCGGCAGTAGTAAACAGCGATGCTGGCATGTTCCTCACACAGAAAATGAGCATTAATTTTACTGGCTCTTATCCGATTAACTGCTCTGAAAATGCGCTGGTTTTCTGCTCGTGCACTGACGCCTCAATTGGTCTTGTTTTTGACAGGGCCGATATGACGCTGAAGGGTTACCGACCCAGCGGCAATATCTGGGGAAATCAGGGAGGGTTCAGTGTGCCGGTAAACATTTGCGTGTTTGATATCAAAACGCCAACTGTGCCGGACTGGGGATTCTGGGTAAAAGGCCGGGACGGAAAGATAGCATTCACATCCGCAGAGACACCGTTAATTATTCGCGAGTGGGTAACCGTTCCCGGCTATGTTGGTGCCATGAATGGTTTTTCCGGCGTTCCATATGGGCCAATGATATTGCCCACCCACGTAGGGACAAAGACGACGAATGAATCTGATATCTGGAAATGTAATTTATCAACAAATGGGCAGGGGTTAGGCATTAGCTCCGGCGCTCAATTAATTCATGTCGGTTCAAACATTCTGAATGATGTTGAGATAATTGCGTATTCGGGTAAGCCGATTCCGGTCATCTGGTCCAGTGATTATTTTTAGAAAAAACCATGCATATAAGACCCGCTTCTGCGGGTTTTTTATTGTCTGCAATCAGGAGACGCTATGTCTGCAGGAACTCTTTCGCTCACTAATAACAGCGCCGCGGTAACGGGAACTGGAACGCCGTTTAACACCGAGCTGGCCGCTGGTGATTTCATCGTTGTCACTGTCGGCGGTGTGCCGTACACGCTGCCGGTCAAATCAGTTGAGAGTGCAACGGCATTAACGCTCGTCAGCGTTTACACCGGACCAACACAATCAGGTGCAGCCTGGTCAGCTGTGCCACGCGTTGCAATGAACCTTGTCACTGCTGCATTGGTAGCTCAGAGCGCCGAAGCGCTACGTGGACTGAACTACGACAAGCATAACTGGCAACAGGTGTTCACCGGTACAGGGGAAGTTACTGTCAGGCTGCCTGACGGCACGACATACACTGGCCCGGCATGGAACGGAATATCTCTGCTTATTAGCGAAATGGCTAAAAAGGGAATAAATAGCGACATTACATCATTAACCGGTCTTACAACTCCTTTAAGCCTGGCGCAGGGCGGCCTTGGCTCGAATACAGCGGCTGGTGGACGGACGACACTTGGCCTTGGGTCTGCGGCAACAAAGGATACTGGGATTGGTGCCGGGCAAATACCTGATATTTCC